GGCACATTTTCGATTTCCCACGTTTCAGCATTTCCGTTCGGGGGCCGCAGCCAGGCTGCGCGGCGCGCAGGGCCACGCTGCGCGCCCTGCAGGCTGGTACTGGTGTGGCCAGGTGGGCGCGGCGGCCTGGTGGTGCTGCGGGGCGCTGTGCGCCTCGCGCGGCTAGGGGAGCCGCCGCCGGGCGCGCGCTGCCTGCAGGGTGGCGGCCTGGTGGCAGGGGGTGCACAGCGAGGTCAGGTTGGCCAGCTCGTTGCCGCCGCCGTCGGCGCGGGACTGCAGGTGGTGCACCTCGGCCGCCGGGGCTGCGCAGCGGGTGCAGCGGTGCCCGTCGCGGCGCAGCGCTGCGGCGCGCGCCGATGTCCAGCCGGGCGGCATCGGCTGCCCGCCGGGGCGCGGCGGGGGCTGGTGCTGCGCGCAGTAGCCGCCGTGCCCGGCGTACTCGGGGCACCACGGGCGGCTGCAGGCGCGCACCAGCGGCACGGTCAGCCGCGCCCACGATGCGTCGCCGGGTAGTGACGTTGTGTCATGCCCGCATGGTACGTCGGGGCAGCGGCCTAGCATGGGGGCTGGTCGCTCTGACGTGTGGCCACTGCAGCCCGCCCGGTTCCAACACCGGGCGGGCTGCGCCGTGTAGCGATTCGCGTTACGCGCCGCGCTGCCCCCTGCGCGGCGCTGGCAGGCAGAACGCAGCAGGGGCCGGCGGGTATGTCCCGCCGGCCCCTGCTGGTGGCTGTGTCGCGCTGCTGGCTAGCCCTGCGCTGCCTCGCGCAGCCACCTGTCGCACAGCTCCTCGACCTTCCACAGCGGGTCGGCGCCGCTAGGGCTGTGCATGCCGAGCACCTCAAGCCCGTAGGTGTTCGCGTCGACGTGGGTGTGCAGGTCCGCCCACCCGGTGATCCGCTGCGGCACTTGCCCGCTGGCCTGGTCGTCGGCGATCAGGCGCATCACCTCGCCCGCCAGCTCCTCGGTCGTGATGGTGCCTGCCCGCCACGCGTGGAAAATCGCGCGCGATGCGGCCTGCGCTGCGGCGAGGTAATCCTCGTGCTCGCCGTCGGGGTCGGCTGGCGGGTCCAGTTCGAGCCTGCCGTTCATGGTGATGTCGGCGTAGGTGGCGTTGGTCTGCCACAGCGGCACGCGCTTGCCGCGCAGCAGGTCGTGCAGCACCCGCCAGCGCGCGTGTATCTCGGCGACCCCGGCGGGGCTGGCCCCGCCGCCGCTAGTGGTGTCGATCACGCCCATGTCGTTGTGCTCGTCGGCGAGCAGGGTGTCGAGGATCGCGGCGACCTCGTCGGCTGCCCAATCGGGGATGTTGCGGTTCATGGGGGGCTCCTTACGGGGGTGGGGTGTGCGTGTGCGAAGCAGCAGGGGCCGGGCTGTGCGCCCGGCCCCTGCGCGCTGGTGCTACTCCTTGCCGGCGCGCTGCGTCTCGGTGATGGTCGCGCCCGCCGCCACCATCGTCGCGTCGGCGCGCAGGGTGGCCAGCATGTGAGCGCGCATGGCGGCGCGCACTGCGGTGTTGCCGTCGGTCTTAGGCTGCGCCGCCTTCGCAGCGGCGTCCACCATCGTCTGCGCCAGCTCGGCAGCGATGCCCTGCTCGGTCAGCGCCGCCAGCAGCTTGGCGGTGTCGAGCGCGGCAGGTGCCTCGGGCATCGTCCACTTGGCGGGGTCCACCTGCACCACGATGGTCAGGCGCACCGGGATGGTCGCGCCTGCCGCCTCGGTGGCAGCGCCCTCGGTGGGCGCAGCGCCATCGGTGGTGGTGGTGGTGGCTGCTGCGTCGGTCGCGGCTGCGGCGTCGGCGGCGGGCGTGGCGGGGGTCTTCGCGCGGGGTGCCATGGGTGTGTCCTTTCATCGGGGCTGGCCTCGTTTGCGGCCATGCACAGACATTAGCTCGACCATCTGCGTGGATATAGCCAGATCACGACAGTTTTTAGAACAACTTTCGGGTGCGCGGCGGTCACTATCCGCGCGTGCTTGCCAGAACGCGCGTGGTACCTGCGTACGCCTCGAAGCGCGCGCAGATGACGTCGCAGTACGCCGGGTCCAGCTCGACCAGCGCAGCCGTTCGCCCGGTGCGCTGCGCCGCGATCAGGGTCGACCCCGACCCGCCGAACACGTCGAGCACCTGCGAGCGCTGGCCCTGCGGGTCGATCACGCCGAATGCCCACTCGTGGAGCGCGACCGGCTTCTGGTTCGGGTGCAGCCGCCTGCCCTGCTCCGACGCGCGCGCCCCGTGCCACATGTGCCGGAACATCCGCACCGCGCCGGGATGGGACGTCCACGCCAGCTCGCAGTCAGCGAACGTACGGTCCCCGTTCTCCTTGTCCCACACCAGCCAGCAGGACGCATCGGGCAGCGCAGCAGCCCCCGCGTAGTGGTTGCCGCCCCACCACACGTGCCGCGCCGCCGGGTACGCCGCAGACAGCAGCCGGAACGCGTCGCGCGCCGCGTCGGTGCTGTCGTCGCCGGCCACCGGCCGGTACCCGTGCCCCTTGCCGAGCTTCCCGTCGCCGCGCACGATGCTGATCCCGTACGGCGGGTCGGTGTACACCATGCCGACGCCGGGCAGCGCGCCGGTTACCCGCGCGACGTCGGCCGCGCTGGTGCCGTCGCCGCACAGCAGCAGGTGCGGGCCGAGCTGCCACAGATCGCCAGGCCGCGTCACCGGCACCGGCGGCGGCTCGGGCACCTCGTCGGGGTCACCGCGCCCACCTGGGCCACCACCGCCGAGCAGCGCGTCGAGGTCGCACTGCCCCCACCCCGTGCCGGCGAAGTCCCCGTCAAGCCCCTGCAGCAGCACAGCCAGGTCGCCGTCGTCGTAGGTGCCCAGCTCAGCCAGCCGGTTATCAGCCAGGTTGATGCGCCGTGCCTCGTCGTCGCTGCACACGATCACCTCGCACCGCGCGGCGCTGTGCCCCTCGGCGGCCAGCGCCGCGACCGTGTGGTTGCCCGCCAGCACCACCAGCCCGCCATCGCCAGCGTCGCGCACCACCACCGCCCGGTACTGCCCGAACCGGCGGATGCTCGCGCGTATCGCGGTCACGTCGCCGCGGCGCGCGTTGCCGGGAAACGGCTGCAGCGACGACAGCGGCTCCTCGCGGGTGCCCGTCCAGGTCACCGCCACGGCGCGCCGCCGCCCTGCTCGTACGCAGCCAGCCGCGCCAGCACCCACTCAGCGACCGGCACCGCCACCGCGTTGCCGAGCTGCCGGTACCGGGCGGTGTCCGACTGGCCCGCCGTCCACCCGTCGGGGAAGCCCTGCAGCCGCTCGCACTCAAGCGGCGTCAGCCGCCGCACCACCTGCCCGCTAACCGCCAGCGGGGTACCTCGCCCCGACCCGTCCTCGCTCGCGTCCGCGCCCTCGGCGGTCAGCGTGTGCGCCAGCCGACGGGCCGCCGCGATCATCGGGTACGAGCACGACCCCGACCGCGCCCGCACCGTGAACATCGGATCGCCCGGTGCCCCGGCCTCAAGCATGGTGCCGCCCTCGCGGCCGCGCAGCGCCAGCGGCTGCACCACGAGCTGCCCGCCCGCCGCGCCCTCCGCGTCGACGCGGTACCCGCGCCGCCCGCCGCCCTGCAGCGTCGACACCGGCGCAGGCGCCAGGATCACCCCGCTCGACGCGGTCCCGTCGCTGCCCTTCGCGTCGTGCGCGGTCACCGGGTAGGCGATGTCCCGCTGCCCGCCAGCCCCGTCAGCGCCGCCGTCAGGTCCGCCGGCAGGACGCGCCCCCGGCGTGCGGCCCGGCGCAGAATGCCCGACGCCGCCCTCGGGCTCAAGCAGTACCGCGACAGGTGCGGTCCCGTCTCCAAGACATCCGACAAGGAACACCCGCCGCCGCCGCTGCGGGACTCCGAACCATTGAGCATCCAGAACGCGCCACGCCACGCCATACCCGAGCGCATCCAGGTCGGCGAGCACCCGCCCGAAGTCAGCGCCGTCGTTGACCTCAAAGAGCCCCGGCACATTCTCGCCAACGAACCAGCGGGCACGTGTCGCAGCCAGGAGTCGCACGACGTGCCCCCACAGTCCCGTTCGTGCGTCAGCCAGGCCGCCGCGACGCCCGGCAACCGAGTTGCCCTGGCACGGCCAGCCAGCGCAGACAATTCCTCGGCCGGGAACAAACCCGGCTGCTCGTAGGTCACCGGCGCTCACCTCCCCGACGTCACCGAGCAGCGCCGTCCCGGGGAACCGCCGGGCCAGCACCCCCCGGCACGCCGTGTCGATCTCCACGGCGGCGCGGACGCTGATGCCCGCGCGCCCCATCGCCAGGTCGAAGCCCCCGATCCCGGCGAACAGCGAGCACCCCGTCAGCGCGCCCACGCCGGCCCCCGGCACGGTGAAGCCCGGCCCCCGGCGGACGGCAGGCCGGGCTCTTCCCCCCGATGTACCCCGCACAGCAGCGTACCCCGCCACGGTGACGCGGACACGCGGCCTGCGGTGCCGTCACCGGCCAGATCGGGCCGGCGCGCGAGTCGCCGTGACCGGTGACGGCGTGCGGGCCGCGCCTTAGCGGGCTGCTGCCCGCTGCGGCACGATCCCGCCGTGCCGGGCGGGGGCCGCCGCCCGGCGTCCTGCACCCGCGCCGGCCCGGCCGCCTGGCCCGGCACCGACGCGGCTAGCCGCAGCGAGCGCGGCAGGCACCGACCCGTAACGCGCCCGCAGCGCCCGGTCAACCGTCGACAGCGACCCGGCGGTGTCCCTGCGGGCCGCGCGGGAACGTGACCCGTGCACGTGCGACGGGCTGATCGGGTACGAGGGGCGCTGGCCCCGGTCAGCGCCAGCGCCGCGCGGGTACGCGTAATTCGCGTTCCCCCACGTGCCCGCCGCAGGCAGGCCGGGCTCGCGCCTGCCCCGCCGCGACAGCTCGCTGCGGCTGACCGTCCCCGAGCGCCTAGCCATGCGCGGACCCCCGTCCGATCGAACCCGAGGCCAGGCCGGGACACATAGCGGGTGACCGCGCCCGGCCTCGGGTGCCTGCTGGTGGCGCTTGCTAGCGTACGCCCCGTGAGATCAATCGTCATCGCTATCCGGTGGGTCCTGTTCGCAGCCGCCCTCGCCGTCGTCGTCGCTGTCGCCGCGATCGTCTTCGCTTGGCTGATCAGCGCCGCCGCCGGCCTCGTCTACCTCGGCTAGCGAATCGAAGTCGAGCTGCTGAAACGCAGCGTTGATCTCGTCTTCGAGCTCCAGCGGCAGCACCGCCTTGCCGGTGCGGAATTCCAGGGCGCGCCGCAGCAGGCGCTCCGCAGCGGGCAGGTCTTCGCGCAGCAGCGCCTCGATACGCCGAACCCGCACGGTCGCGGTCTGCTCGCCGGTGTCGTTGTCGGTCGCCACGCGCCTGCAGTCAACGATCACGATCATCGGGTGCAGCCGCTTCGGGTCGCGGACCAGGTCCGCGCCGATCGCCGATGCGCCGTTGTTGTCGCCGCCGGGCAGCGCCCCCATCAGCTTCACCGTGGTCACGACGGAACCTCCCCCGACATCTCGGGGCGCTGCGCTGCGGGCAGCACCACCCCGGTCAGGTACTTCATCTGCCCGGTGTACGTGCTGCCGACCCGCACCACCGTGCCCTCGCCCGCGCCGCGCCACTCCGACGCCGGGGTGCCGACGACGTCGCCGACCTGGACCTCGTCCGCGCTGGCGTACGCGTACCCCGCCTGCTGCACCCGCCCGCTCTGGTTGCACGGCGCGCACGCCACCGGGGTGTCTGCGGCGTCGCCGCCGCCGCGCTGCCCGGTGCCCCCGCACCCGGCGCACACGTTGACCGTCGCGATCTCGTCGGGGCCGAGGCGCCCGAACACGACTTCGCAGGTGATCATGGTTGGTCCTCCCGTGTATCGATCTGAATCGGACACTGCATCGCGTCGGGGTCCGTCCCGAAACGCGCGTACGCGAACGCCGGGTGCCTGCCGGGGTCGTAGACCTCGACGTGCCACCGCAGCCCCGCACCATCAGCCGCCGCCGCGAGCGCGTTGTGCCGCACGCCGACCCACGCCGCCCGCTGCGGGAAGTCGCCGTCCAGGCTGACCCACCGCTCGTCCTTGAGCACCTGCTCGATGTAGATCCGGAACCGCAGCCGCCGCAGGTCAGCGGTCCCGGTCCAGTCATGGCACGCCCCGCAGTACCCCGACAGCACGTCGTCGGGGAGCCAGCTCGTGCGCCCGCAGCGCGGGCAGGTGAACCCGTTCACGAGGTCACCGCCGCGGACGCCGCCGCCAGCGCCCACCGGTCCCGCGCGATGCTCAGCCGCGCGCACAGCAGCGCGTACCGCGCCGCCCGGTCCATGTTCGCGTCCGCCGACAGCTCGCCGCCGAGCGCAGCCCACAGCGCCGCCCGCATCTCCGCAGCGTCGCGCAGCGCCCCGAGCAGCAGCTCGACCTCGGGCCAGCTCACCACCAGCCCCGCCGGCGGCGGCGGTCCAGCCAGCCCCCGCATCAGCGGCTGGTGGCGGTGCCTCGGCAGCCCCGGCAGCAGCCGCGCGACCTCCGTCGCGTCGACCAGCACGCGGTGCCCCACGTGCCGCACCGGGATCAGCCCGGCGCGCTGCCAGGCGCGCATCGACCGCTCGGTCACGCCGGTCTCCTCGGCCGCCAGCGCGATCGACATCCAGCGGGGCTCAGCGTCAGGGTGCATCGGTTCCTCCATCGGGGTGATCGGGTTCAGAACGGGTCTTGGTCCAGGTCGCCGGGCAGCGGCACGTCGACGATCCCGCCGGGCGCGAACACGGCAGGCGGCACCTGCTGCGCGCCCGCTGCCCCGGCGGCCTTCGCAGCCAGCGCCGCCCGCGCCGCCGCCGCGTGCGCCGTGCGCTGCTCGTCGGTCGCCACCGACCCCCGCGCCCGCCCGTCCACCGTCAGCGCCGCGTGGTGCGCGTCCGGGGCGGGCACGTCCGCGACGCCCCGCCGCTTGCCCGGCGGGGTGCTCGGCAGGTCCGGGGCCGGCGGCGCACCCGCCAGCGCGAAGACGTCGGGGTGCGAGCGGATCGCCTTCCGCACGTACGCCGACGGGGCGGTCAGCCGCCGGTCGCCGATGATCTCGGCTGCGATCTGCGCGGCGCGCTCGCGCCCGATGACCAGCCCGCCGGTCTGCGACCTGACCTCGTGGATCACCACCGAGGGCAAGTCGGTCTCTCCCTCGGCGGGTGACGCCTCGCGTGCGCCCGCGCGCCCGCCCGCGCCCCCGTCCGCGTGCGCGCCTGACGCACCTGCACCTGAGAGAGAAGTAGTACCACTAGAAGACAGGGTCGGGCCGGTGTTCCAGCCTGCGTTCCCGGACGCGTTACCATCGCGTTCCGGAACGCCGTTCCCGGACGCGTTACCCGCCCCGTCGTCGCAGGTCGCTGCGGTAACGCCATCCGGAACGCCGTTCCCGGACGCGTTCCCGGACGCGTTACTATCGCGTCCCGGAACGCTAGCTGGAACGGCGTTGACCGTTTGACCGCCCGCGATGGGACGCGTTCCGGAACGGTGTGCGGAACGCCGTCCCGGAACGCCACCCGGAACGCCGTGGGTAACGCGTCCTGTAACGGCGTCCCGGTGCTGCGCCATGTGCCGCCGCTTCCGCTCCGCGACCGCCGCCCGCCGGGCCAATACCTGCGCACGCGTCGGGTTCCAGTCCGACCAGTCGTGGAACAGCCATCCGCCGGGCGCACCCTCCCACAGATTCCGCCGAACCAGGTCCGCGGCGACCCACGCCGGGTCGGCTGCGTCGCCCGCCAGCATCGTCAGCAGCTCGCGCGGCACCACCCCGTCGGTGAGCTGCCAGCCGCACCAGTCGCCCGCCCGCGCCCACGTGGCGAGGCTGTCATTCGACAGCCCGGCCGCCTTCGGGTGGAACAGGAACGTGTCATCGATCCGGAACCACATCAGGTCACCTCCTGGTCGTTTGTCGGTGCTGGCGCGTAGCCAGCAGCCACCAGCAGCGGCATCAGCTCGCGCAGGCGCATGATCGCCATCGCATCGCCCACAGCCATCGCGCCGAACCCGCGCGGCAGGTACACCAGCAGCGCGACCTCGCCCGGCTGCGGGTACCTGGCTGCCTGCTTCATCCACGCAAGCGGGCGCCACTCGCTGCTCGTCTTGACCTCGATGGCGACCCCCGGCGTGCCGAGCAGGTCGCGGCCCGGGCGGCTATTCGGCGTCTTCTCCGCAGCGGGCCACCACGGGCGAAGCCACTGCGCCACCCATGCGGGCGCGGCGAGCCCCTTGCCCCGGCTCATGGCGCGCACCAGCGGCACCCGCGCCCGTGCCGGGCACGGTGGCCGGCCAGCGGACGCCAGCGGCACCCGCAGCGGCACCTATGACGCCACACCGCCAGCCGCACCGCGAATCGCTCGCACCGCGCGAGGCAGCCCCGGCTCACGGCGCGCCCTCGACCTGCTGGCGCGGCACCGACGGCTCGCCGCCGGTCAGCCAGTCGGCGCACCCCGGCATGTTCTTCAGCAGCCACCAGACCAGGTCCGCCCGCGCCAGCGTCCACTCGTCGGGCAGGTCCGCGATCACCTCGGCCTTGAACTGGTGGTAGGGCAGGTAGCGGTAACCGAGGTCGCAGAGGCAGCCGAGGGGCGCAGCGCCACGACACAGCGGGCACACCGCCGCCTGCCCTATCACCGCGACCAGCAGCGACCGGGCGGCGTCGGCCGGCCCAGCGCCCATGTAGCCCCACGACATGCCCGTCGGGCTGTGCTTGCGCAGGTGCGCGACCACGCCGACCGTCGTGCCGTCGGCTGCCAGCGCCTCGATCACCCCGGCGCACCCCGTGCGGTAGTAGCCCCGGTACCACACCACGGGCGGGGCGGGCTCGCCGCTCACAGCGGCACCGTCCCGCCCACGTGCGCGATCCGGCCGAGCTGCTCCAGGTCACGGCGGTGCAGCGCGACCAGGTGCGCGATGTGCACGTGGCAGGCGCGCACGTCGGCGACCAGCTCGCACACATCGTCGGGGCTGAGCGCGTCCTTGTCGCCGTACACCGCGAAGAGCTCGGCGCGCTCGCACAGCACAGCCATCCGCTCGTCAGACATCGGCAGCGTCATCGCCCTGCGCCCCTTCCTGGTCGTCGCCGGGGTCATCCGGCCCCGGCTCGGTGTCCTGCGCGGCGCGCGCCCGGTCTGCGGCCTCGGCCTGCAGCGCGTCGAGCACCCGCACCGCCTCGTCGTAGGTGAGGTCCGCGGCGCTGCGGATGTCCCGGTCGACGTGCCGTCCCACCGCTGCGGCGGCCTCGGCCCGGTTGCGCACCCCGGCCTCGGCGAGCGCCGCGTTCAGCGCCTTGATCTGGTCGCGGGTGACCTTCGGCGCTGGCGGCGGCTCGTTGGCCGGCGGCGGCATCGGCGAGGTAGGGGCGGGCAGCAGCGCGCGGCCGCGCTTGCGCGCAGCGCGGGGCTCGGTGCCAGGTGCGCCCTCGTCACCGGGCAGCGCTGCCTCCTCGACCTCCCGGTCGGCCAGCTCCTCGGCGATGTAGGGCAGCCCGAGGATGCTGTCAGCCGCGATCCACCGGGCCACCTCGGCGGTCGCGCGGGCCACGAGCTGCGCCTGCGGCTGCTTGCGCCAGTTCGAGAACTCGGTGCCCGGCCACAGCCCGAGCAGCTTCGCCCGGTCAGTGGTCCAGATCGATTCCTGAACGTCGCCGCCGGCGCGGCAGCCGCGCACCCGCGCCCTCGTCTGCGTCGACTCGACCACGACGATGTCATGGCCGTGCGCCTGCACCAGCGCGCGCAGCGCCAGCGCGCGCAGCGCCGGGGTGCCCTTGATGACGTCCATCGACCGCAGGCTTGCCATCGGCGAGAACCCGAGCTCCTGCCCCGCCAGCAGCGCCGCGGACACAACCGCGACCGTCCCGTCCATGTCGACCACGCCGACGATGCCCTGCTTGGGATTGGGCTCGACGCTCCACCGCTTGAGGCTGTCGGGCACGAACGGGGTGTCGTAAACCTGCCGCGCGATCGACGCGGCGGCCTCCGCTTCGGCGAACCAGGTACGCAGCGACAGCGCCCCGCCGGGGTCTGCTGCGGGCGCGCGGGCGGGGCTCATGTCCGCGCGCCGATTCGGCGCGTAGCCCTCGCGGCGGGCATGATGTGCAGTAGGGTCATCGAACGTTCGCCTCTTTCCGTGATGGTTGGCTGCCTCGTGGGGATGGGGAGGCGGGCGCACCCCGTTGCGGGCACCGCAGGCGCAGGGAAGTGCCGCCTGCGGTGCCCGGCGCAACCCGCCGGCCCCGGCGTCAGAACCGCTGCGCGTCTGCCAGCGGCATCAGCAGCGGCATCGGCGGCGGGTCGAGCGCCGCGCCGACCCACGTGTCGAACGCGTCGGCGTGCTCGTGCAGCCAGGCCAGGCGCAGGAACGTCTCCCACACCTCGGGGCCGGTCTCCAGCGGGTACAGGTCCCACCCGTCGGTACGCACGTGGACCGCGCCGCACCGCTCGATCCCGAGGTCGGCGACCTGGACCAGCTCCCCGGCGCGCAGGCACACCTCGGCGCGGCTGTACGCGCAGGTCTGCAGCGCCGCGTCGGGCCAGGGGCCCGACGCGCCCGCCTTGATCTCCAGCAGCCACCGGGCGGCGGGCAGCACCTCCATCCCGCACGTGAACGCGGGCAGGTCCGCGACCAGGTCCGCCGTCCCGCAGTACCGCATCGGCGAGCGGCAGCCGAGCACCAGCTCCGTCGCGACGACGTGCAGGTCGGTGCGGTCGAGGAACGCGACGTAGCTGTCGACTAGCGCGGCCTGCTCGTCCGACAGCTCGTCGCCGGGGATCTCGTGGTCGTGGTGCAGGCGCTCGGCGTACCCGTGCAGGCGGGTGCCGCGCATCGCTGCGGTACTCCACGTCGCTTGCTTCGCGTGCCTGATCTGGTCCAGCCGCGCGGTTACCGGCAGGCTGGCCAGGGTGTCCCAGTTGTCGACTGCGTAATTCGCGGTGACCTTGACGGCGGCGTTCACGAAGGCGGGGTGCGCGCGCATTTCAAGAATCCGCGTGACACCGGGTGCTTTCTCGCCGTCGAGCGTGTACGTATGACCGCGCCCGCAATTGCGACGGGTAAGTGTCATGGCTGGATCGCCTCGCTGTGGGATGTGATGGGTGGTGCTGGTGAGGTGGCTGCTCGGATACTGACGGTAACTGAACGGTCACCCTCTGACAAGGCCGCAGGTGAGGGCACCCGCACGGCGAGCACGTCCTGCGGGGCCGCTCGCAGGTCCAGCAGGACGCGCAGCGCCGCGCGCTGCTGCTCGCCGAGGCGGGGCCAGGTGGATACCTCGGCCTGCACCCACGCCGCCCACGCGGTGTCGGCACCTGCTGCGGCGCTCACTCGGTGCCCCGCGCGGCGGGGCTGAACAGCTCGTCCAGCGGCCTGCCGTAAACGGCGGCGATCCGGGCGAGCTTGCGCGCGGAAGGGTTGCCGCCCCGGTCTTCGAGGGCGCGCAGGTAGCTGAACGACACGCCGGAGCGCGCTGCTACCTCCTCCAGCCGCAGGCCGGAATCGTCGCGCCACTGACGAAGGCGCGCGTGGTCAAAGCTGCTTTCGGGCGCTGTCGCAGGCATCACGAAAGGTCACCTTTCCCGGTGTGTCACGGGTGCGTGGTGCGGGTGATTTCGAACGCCCTGGAATGGCATAAGGCAGCCGCCAGGAATTGAGCCCTTCACCCGGCGGAACGTTCACGCTCGGGCGGTACAGAAGGCAGCTAGTTGCCGGTAGCCGCATCCGGGGCAGCTATTTGCCGGTAGCTGCATCCGGGCCACGCAGCCAGCCGGCGACGCCTCTCTCGGGTGAGAAGTGGCGCCCCTGCGGCGTGGACCCCCCTCGTTACAGGGGCGCTGTGGGGCGTCACCGGCTGAGTACTGCGTGTTACCGGCACAGTACGACTACAGCGTTACGCTGGTCAAGTACTGCGAAGAAAAAAGACCCGGCGGGCGCAGCCCCCGCGAGAGGTCAGCGACTGCGCGCGCCGGGCGCGAACGCACCGCCGCCCCTGAACGAGGGCACAGCGGCAGGCGGTGCGCCGCAGGGTTCAAGCTAACCGAACGAGCGCGGCACCACCACGACCGACGCCGGGTTGAAGGCGCGCGCACCATGCCGGCTCACCGGCACGATCGTCACCGATTCCACGAGCACCTGCACCACCGCGCGGCGGCGCTCGACGGGGAGCTGCAGCCACACCTCGGCGGGCGGCCGGCCGTCGCGGAATTCCGCGAGCGGGTCGCTGGCGACCGCGAGCGCCAGCTTCGCCTCGATCGCGCCGAGCGCCCCGGCGATCTGGCGCGCGCCCGCAGCCAGCGCGTCGTCGGCCAGCACGCCCTCGGCGTGGAGCCGCGCCTGCGTGGCCCTGCGCGCCACCAGCGCAGCCCGCTCGGTCCGCAGCCGCGCCGCTTCCTCCTGCGGCAGCGTCGGCGCGGGACGGGCCAGCCCTGCCGCGTCGGGCTGGCACAGCCTCGCGACCACGAGCTGCGCCACCATGTCGTCCACCCCGCCGGGCGCACCGGTCAGGTTCGTCATGTCGCCGACCTTGCGGCTGGTGCAGGACCGGGCGCTGCACGTGTAGATCGGGTAGGGCTTCGCACGCGACACCCGCACCATGCCGCCGCACTTACCGCACAGCCCCCACACCGACACGAGCCACTTAGGCCGGTTGCCCGCCATCTTCTTCCTCCCCGGCTGCGCCAGGTACGCGCGCAGCTCCTCCCATACCGCGCGGTCAAGGATCGGTTCCCACGGGGCAGCCACCAGCGGGCGCTCCCCGTGCTCGTCAGCCAGCCCCGGCATCAGCGCCGCGATCGCCGGCTTCAGCAGCACCGAGCGCACCATGCTGCCCGTCCACGGGTGCTTGCTTACGCTCTCCAGCCCGTCAGCGTTCCACTGCCGCGCCAGCCCCCGCAGCGTCGCGCCCTGCGGTGCCACACCGGGCGCTTTAGGGGGCAGCAGCCCCACCGCAGCCGCGCGCAGCGCTGTCACCTCGTGCGGCACGTGCAGCAGCCGCTTGCGGTGCTTCGCCGCCGCCGGGTCGTGCTCGAACCCGAACGGGCGCGGGCCCCCGTAGTACGACAACCCGATGGAACGCACCCGCGCCTCGCGCACCCGCCGCGCCGTGTCCTCGCTCGCCTTATTGGCGAAGTTGGCCAGCATCCGCGTATTGAACCGCTCGGTCGCATCGCCGCCGTTCGTCAGCCGCGATGTGCCGCTGAGGCTGATCATGGTTGCGCCCGACAGCTCGACCGCGTCAAGGAGATCCTCGTTGTCGCGCTGCTGGCGCAGCAGCCGGTCAAGGTCTTCGCAGAACACCCATGCCGCGACCCCGGTCTCGATCAGGTCCAGCAGCTTGCGGAAGCCGGGCCGCACGGTGCGCAGCGCGTACCTGCCGTTAGGGAGGCGGATCTTCTTGCGCTTATGCGCGCTGGCGGGCTTGATCGGCCCGCCCGGTGTCGCGCCGGGGCTGTAGTCGTTTTCCACGATCACGCGGTCGGGGGTGATCAGCACCCCGTGCCACAGCGCCATCTCCATCAGGCGCTCGGCGCGCCCTTCGAGGTCGAGCTCGTTGTCAGGGTCGGACAGCCGCAGGTACGCCCAGCCGGGCACCAGCTCGTCGGGGGCAAGGGCAGGGCGGGGTCCAGGTGGCAGGCGGTGAAACGGGGTGGCTGCTGCTGCTGTGGGGTGGGGCATTACGGGGTGCCTCTCTGTGCATGGTTGGTTACCCGCGGTGGCAACCATACACCCCGCTTAATGCGCTGGTGGGCTTGCCCATGGACGCATTAAGCGGGGTGTGTAACGGCACCACCATGGACAAACCTAACAGCCCCGTGGGGGCTGCGCCAGGCCGTGCCGCAGGCAAGCACCTGCTGCGGTAACCGGCGCGCTGGTGGGTAGCGTTCTGGTGCTTGCGGGCCGCGTGGCCCGCAAGGTAACCCACGGAGGGACACCGCCATGAGCAGCACGCCTGATTGGCCGACGCACCCCGGCCAGCCCGCACAGCCGCCGGCCCCCGGCCAGCCCGGCAGCCAGCCGGCCGAGCCGCTGGTGCCCGAGCAGCCCGAGCAGCAGCCGGGCCAGAAGCCGGGCCAGCAGCCGGGCCAGAAGGACGACAAGCCCCGCTGAACGCCGAGGCACCCGCTAGCCGCTGCATGGGGGCGGCTAGCGGGTGCCGGCTGGCCGGGGCGCCGCCGTTGTAACGGGCGCTGCGGCGGCACCCCTACCCCGCCGCCGGCCCGTTGACGGCGGGGTGCCCTCACCTCACTGGTCGCGCCATATGCAGCACAGCACGACGCCGGTGATCACGCCGAACAGCCAGGAGAGCGCGTGCATGAGGCTGACGGTGTAGGTATCGACCACCAGCGTCGCCACCACAGCCGCAAGTACCACGTACCTAGTCACCGGGGCCGGCCCCGCAGCCCGCAGCCCGACACCCACCGCTCCCCGTCTCGCTTCCACCGGCACTGGCCAGCGCGCACCGCCTCGTCCAGCGGGAAGCGCGACCCGTCGGACATCACCGGGTTCCGGAACGCCAGCGCGCCGTCGCCCGACAGCGCCACCAGCTTCCCGCAAGCGCACTTCGCGCCGGTCAGCAGCCGCAGCGCGAGCGCCTCGGCGGCCTCGGCCGGGCCGAGCTGGTTCTCCACGCTGATGCGGGTGCCCCGGTAGCGGGCATGCGCGTACCACGCAGCCTCCTCCATCGGCACGTCGTCATGCAGGTAGCCGACCTCGAAGTGCTTCGCGCCGGTGCGGCCGACCAGGTCCACGGCGGCGATGAGCCGCTGCTCGTCGTGCGAAGGCAGCACTGCTAACTCCGCAGGCACCGGCGGCGCTGCGAACACCGCCGCCGCTGGCTTCTTCAGCCGGCGGGCGAACGAGGTGCCCTCGGGGTCGGCTGGCGGCACCGGCGGCACCTGCGGCACCTTCGGCACCCGCGGCGCGTGGCGCTTGAGCTCGCGCTTCGCAGCCCCGGGCAGCCCGCCCTCGGCCGGCAGCAGCCGCTCCAGTTCTGGTGCCATCGCCTCAAGCGCTTCGCACCCGGCGTCGGTGATGCGGACGTTGTACTTCTGGCGCACGTACCCGATCGCGGCAAGCAGCGCGTCGAGCGGGTCTTCGAAGTTCAGCCGGGTCACCTTGCCGTACCCGCCGCGCCATACGAGCACGGCGATCGGGCTGGCTGCCCCGCTGATAGCTAGTGCCGTTGCTTTGGTCATGCTGTTCCGTTCCTCTCGGTTTCAGGGTTGTCGGGGCAGTCGTCCGGGCGGGCTGGCAGGTTCACGTTCAGCAACGCGCGCAGTATGCGGTCCAGCGCGTCGGGCAGCATGCCGGTCGCGGTGGATTGGGGGTGGCCCGGCGGGAAGACGCGGGTGGCCAGCACCTCGCCGTCGCTGTTCACCTCGATGGCGTAGGTGGTGCCGCCGCGGTCAACGGCGCAGATGAACCGCTCCCGCGCGGCCGCCGGGTGGGCGCGCACCTGCCCCTTGCCGAGCGCCTGCACTTCCTCGGCGGGCAGCCCATGCAGCGCCCACGCGTCGCACCGCACGCCGACGCCGATCAGTCCCGGCGGCGCGATCACCGCCCACAGCGGCGCTAGCTCTTCTGCCGCGTACGCGATCATGCCGAGCACGTCGGAGCACTCCCCCGATGCCCATACCTGCCAGGGGATGCCGACGCTGCGCAGGTGTACCCGGCCGCCGTTGCCGGTGTACACGAACATCAGGTCGGGGGGCTCGCCCCAATTGCGCCTGCCGGGGTGCAGCTCGCGGGTCAGCGCCGCCAGTATGCGCCGCCCCTGCAGCGGGACCGCCTCGCAGGGCAGGCCGTTCACGGCGCGTCGTCCCGCTTGCCGAACTGCCGGCCGTGCTGCTGGCCTGCCAGCCCGGTCAGGCTGCGGCGCGGCCGCGTGGACACGCGCGCGGCTACCGCGTACTCATCGGGGCGGTGGTCAGCGGGGCCGGGCACCATCATCTTCGCGCGGCCTGCTGCGATGGTCAGCCCGAGCACGTTGCACAGCCGCGCGAACGCCGCGTCGCTCGGCCGCACGCGGTTGCCCTCCATCGCCTTGATCATCGCGCTGGTCAGGTTCGCCCCGGTGGCGACGTGCCTGCGGTTAAGCCCGACGGCGATGCGCTCGGCGCGCAGCCGGTGGCCGTCGAACCGCATCGTGTGGGTGGCCGGGGTGTTCATGTGCGCTCTCCTGTCGTGGTCCGCGAGGGCGGCAGCACGCGACAGCAAAGGCAGCGCAGGGCGGTGCGCATAGGGCTCGTGTTCCTTGTCGCGGGGCCGGCTGGTGCCGGGTTCCGTGGTTGGCTGCGCCCACCATAGCGGAACGTAACCGCCCCGTCACGATTATCAGCGCCGCGATCCGATTGCAGGGCGCTGCGGGCTGGCAGGCGGGCACGCTGCGTCAGGTGACCGGTGCCGTCCAGGTCGCGCCCCACGTCTGCGGGCCGACCAGCCCGTCGACGCCGAGCCCCTTCTCCGACTGGAACTGCTGGCATGCCTGCGCGGAAGCCGGCCCGTAGATGCCGTCTGCCGCGATCGACCAGCCGCGCGCCTGCATCTGCGCCTGCCAGGTCCGCACGTCCGGGCACTGCGCGTTGTGCGCCTGACCGAAGTAGTCGACGTGCAGCGGCGGCGCGCCGCCGCCCGGTTCGGTGTCGGGGCTGCTGCCGCCGGACCCGCCCGCTTGCTCGAGAACGTAGTCAAGCGGGAAGCCGTCGCCGCAGTCGTAATGACCGCCGCCCCACGACCCGAGGTCGCCGTGGTCGCAGACGCCGCGCCCGGAGCCCTGCGCCTGCGACGCGGACAGCCGCACCAGCGGGATGCCGAGCGCAGCCGCTTCCTCCGCGATCCAGTCGGCTGTGTTGTCCAGTAGCGTGCGCTGGCTGTTCAGCCAGTAGTCGCGGCTCCACCCGGCCGCCGCGCCCGCAGGCGCGCACAGCTCAGCGGACACGCACACCGGGTTCGCGTTCGCCTGCGTCCATGCTTTGTCGCCGCGCCGCACGTACTCGCCGATGGTGCCGCGCACGGCGTTGTCGATGCCGACGTGGGAGCTCGCGTCGACCGGCCCCTGGAAATAGCCGCCGAGCGACTGGTAGGTGGTCGCGCCCTCGCTGGTGTGCAGCACGATCAGCCGCACCGCTGCGTCGCCCCTGCTGCTGTAGTTCGGGCTGCCGATCCACGCGCGCGCCAGCGTCACCGGAATTCCCCGTCGGCTATGGCGCGTTCCCGGTCCCGCGCGAAGTCGGCGTGCAGCGCCCACCGCTCGTGCTGCCGTCCTGCTGGCGGCTCGGGGTACTGCGCCGGGTCGTCGCCGTCGTCGCGGGGCGCCGCTGCTTCACTGTCCACGGCTGCACGATAGCTCACCGTAGCCGAGCCGTCACTCTCCGCGGCGTACCCTGCAGTCATGGCACCTGCTGACGCGCAGGCCGGGCAGCCCTATGACGAGCTGCGCTCGATGGCCGCTGCGAAGCTCAACTACCAGATGCAGCGCGCGCTGGTCTACCAGCGGTACTACGACCTTGAGGCGGGGGTCATCGCGCTGCTTGACACCGCCGAGCGGCAGACGTTCCGCACGTTCCTGCAGGAGTCAGGCGCGAACTGGTGCGAGCTGGTCGTCAACGCCGTCGCCGAGCGCCTGCAGGTCGTCGGGTTCCGGTTCGGCACGGAAACCGACTCCGACCTCGCATGGGAGATCTGGCAGGCGAACAGCCTCGACGCTGACGCCGAGCTGGTGCAGACCGACGCGCTGGTGCAGGGCGCCGCGTACATGCTGGTGCAGGCCGACGACGACAACCCGACCGGCGTCTGCATAACCCCCGAGTCGGCGATGCAGGCAACGGTGCTGTACGAGCCGGGCAGCCGCCGCAAGCGGATCGCCGGTTACAAGCGCTATCCCGCGCAGCCGTGGGTCACCATGGACGGCTACTACGGCAGCAGCCTCTTCGGTGACGCAGGCGGCGAGATCGAGGTGCTGATCACCCCCGACGCCGTGGTCACGTGGGAGCCGGGCAGCCCCGCGCAGATAGCGCCGAACCCGGCCGGGTTCGTCGGGCTGGTCGAGGTGGTGCCGCAGCCCCGCACGCTGTGGCTGCCCCGGTCGGAGCTGCACAGCGCGGTCAGCATCCAGGACCGGCTCCACACGACGATCTTCAACCGGCTGGTCGCCACCGACTACGGTGCCTTCCGGCAGATCTGGGCCACCGGGATCAAGATCGCCCGCGAGGTGTTCAAGAGCGACGACGGCACCGAGACCTACCGCGTCGCGCGCCCGTTCGACGTCGGCGCGAACCGGCTCCTCGCCAACGAGGCACCAGACGGCAAGTTCGGCTCGTTCGCCGAGTCGACGCTGGGCGGGTACCTGGCCAGCGTCGAGCAGGACATCCAGCAGCTCGCCGCGATCACGCAGACGCCGCCGCACTACCTGCTCGGGCAGATGGTCAACATCAGCGCCGACGCGATCAAGGCAGCGGAGACCGGGCTGGTCGCGAAGTGCCGCCGCCGCAGCCGCCACATCGGCGAGGCATACGAAGACGTGATGCGGTGCGCGTTCACCCTGACCGGCAGCCCCGCCGCGACCGACACCAGCGCCGAGGTCATCTGGGCGGACATGGAGACCCGCAGCGAAGGGCAGCGCGTCGACGCGCTGGTCAAGATGGCGACCCTCGGGGTGCCGCGCGAGGTGCTGTGGCAGAAGTGGGGCGCCACCCCGCAGGAGATCGACCAGTGGAACGCGATGCTGCAGGCCAGCCCGGCCGAGACGGTGCAGCTCGTGCCCGCCCCGCCGAAGGGCGCGAAGCCGGCCGAGGTGCCGATCGACGCAGCCAGCGCGCAGCCGGGCCAGCCCGACACCAGCGCCAGCACCACCCCGTAACGAGAGGAAGCAACCCTAAATGAACATGCCAGCCGTACCCACCGCGCCCGCAGCGCCCGCAGCGCCACCGTCAGCGCCCGCAGCGCCCCCCGCAGCACCAGCGCCAGCATCCCCCGCAGCGCCAGCGACAGCACCAGCAGCGCCAGCGACAGCGCCAGCGCCAGCCAGCGCCGAGAGCGTGGCCAGGCTGGAAGCGGTGCTCGCCGAGGAACGCCGCGCCCGCAAGGACGCCGAGGCCGCCCTCGTCGTCGCGCAGCAGGCCAGCATGACCGACCACGAGAAGGCGGTAGCCAGCGCCCGCGCCGAGGGCAAGGCCGAAGGGGAGCGCGCCGCAGCCGCCGCGCTGGCAGCCGCCGAATTCCGGGTCGCGGCAGCCGGGCGGCTCGCCAACCCCGAGGCCGCGCTCGCCGCGCTCGACATGAGCAAGCTGCTCACGAAGGCAGGCCACCCCGACCGCGCCGCCATCGCGGCGCTCGTGGAGCAGCTCGCGGTGCCAGCCGCCGCCGCCGCCCCGCCGGCGGGCAACGGCCACGTGATCCCGGCCGGGCCGCGCGCCCCGGTGCAGGGCGGGCCGGGCAACAGCGACTGGATCAGGTCGATACAGCGGCCGGGCCGGCGCAGGTAACTACTGGTGGCGGTGACCTGGACGGGCACCCGCGACGAGCCCGTCGCCGCCCTGCAGCCCTACCCCGGCAACGCCCGGCGCGGCAACGTCGAGACGATCCGGGCCAGCATCCGGCGCTTCGGGCAGTACCGCGCCGTGGTGGTACGCGACACCGGCGACGCGCTGGTGGTGCTCGCCGGCAACCACACCATCGCGGCGCTGCAGGCCGAAGGCCACCAGACGGCACGCTGCGAGGTAGTCACCTGCACAGACGACGAGGCACGCCGGATCAACCTGGCTGACAACCGCACCGCCGACCTCGGCTGGTACGACGACGCGGACCTCGCGGCGCTCCTCGGCGAGCTGGACGGCGACTTCGACGCGACCGGGTGGGGCCAGTGCGACCTCGACGCGCTGCTGGCCCCCGGCGCGGGTCCAGGTGACGGCCCCGACCCCGACCAGGTACCCGAGCCGCCTGCCGTGCCGGTCACCCGGCCGGGGGACATCTGGCAGCTCGGCGGGCACCGCGTCATCTGCGGTGACTGCCGCGACCCCGCCGTCGTCGCGCGGCTGCTCGGCGGCACGCCGGCCAACCTGGCGTTCACCAGCCCCCCATATGCGGCGCAGCGCACCTACGACCAGCCGTCCGGGTTCGAGCCGGTCAAGCCCGGCGACTACGCCGACTGGTTCGAGCCGGTGCAGGCCGGCGTGCGGGCGGTCCTCGCCGCCGACGGGTCATGGTTCGTCAACATCAAGGAGCACAGCGAGGGCAGGCAGCGGCACCTGTACGTCAAAGACCTCACCATCGCGCACGTGCGCCGGTGGGGCTGGCGGTTCGTCGACGAGCTCTGCTGGGACACCGGCGGGTTCCCCGGCAAGTTCGAGGAACGGTTCAAGAACGGCTTCGAGCCGGTGTTTCACTTCGCGCCCGGCAAGGGCAAGGTCAAGCACCACCCGTGGGCGGTCGCGCACGCCAGCGGCAGCGCGTTCCGGTACGACGCCAGCCGCGACATCCGCCTCGACAAGCGCGCGGGGTACGTCGAGGAAGCCGCGCCGCGCCGCGGCGCAGGGCTCGCGCTGCCGTCCAACGTGATCCGGGTCAGCTCGGGCGGTGACGGCAGCCACACCGCAGCGTTCCCCGTCGCGCTGCCCGCCTGGTTCATCCGCGCGTACTGCGACCCCGGCGACGCGGTGCTCGACCCGTTCATGGGGTCAGGGTCGACGCTGATCGCGGCGCACCGCGAGGGGCGGGCAGCGTACGGGTGCGAGATCAGCCCCGCGTACTGCGACGTGATCTGCGAGCGGTTCGAAGCGTACGCAGGCACCGCGCCGCAGCGCGTCATTTGACAGGGCGCGCACCAGCGCGCGCATACTAGCTGCGATGCCGTGCGGCGCGATGCCCCCGGCAGCCGGTAGCCGAACCCGGGCGCTTAACGAGGCGCGATGCCGAGGCCGCCGGGCAGCCAGGCGCGATGCCGGCCGCCCGGCAGTGGCGCGCAAAGCGGCGTGATCCGTCACGCCAGCGAAAGAGCGCACACACATGACCACGCCCATTGCACCTATCGACCTGTCCGGCCTCGTGCCGATCGAGTTCTCGACGCAGATCATCGAGGAAGCAATCCAGAAGTCGGCCGTGCTGCAGCTCGCGCAGCTCGTGCCGATGGGCACCGGCATCGCGGAGATGCCCGTGCCGACCAGCCTGCCGACCGCGTCGTGGGTCAGCGTCGCCGGCGGCCGCAAGCCCTACACCTCGTTCGGGCTCGGCACGAAGACGCTGCACGCCGAGGAAGTCGCCGCCGTCACCGCGATCCCCGACGTGTACCTCGAAGACATATCGATCAACATCTGGGGATGGGTGCGCCCGCGCCTCGCCGAGGCCATCGCGATCGCCATCGACGAGGCGATCCTGTTCGGGCACAACAACCCGGTCACGTTCCCCGGCGGCGGCGTGCTGGACCCGACCAAGTGCCAGCCGATCGCGCCCGGCTACGACGCGGCAGACAGCGTTAACCAGGCCATGAGCGCGGTCGAGGCGCAGGGGCTCCTCGCCACCGGGCACTGCGCCGACCTGACGGTGCGGGGCATGCTGCGCGGGCTGCGCGACAGCGTCGGCTCGCTGCTGCTCGGCTACGACCAGATCGACGGCCAGGACGTGCAGACGCTGTGGGGCTCGCCGATCACCTACACCCCGTTCCTCACCGCCAGCCCGAACCTGATCACCGGTGACTGGGACACCGTGATCGTGGGCGTGCGGCAGGACATCCGCTACCTCATGGACCCGAGCGCGGTCATCGCCGACGACACCGGCAAGGTCGTCATCAGCGGGTTCCAGGACAACACGACGCCGCTGAAGGTGTGGGCGCGGTTCGCGTGCCAGATCATCAACCCGGTCACCCGCAAGGCACCGAACGGCGCCATCCCGTTCGCGTCGACTGCGGTCGCGCCGTGGGCGCCGGCTGCGGTGCGCGAGGCACCCGCCGGGCAGGGCAGCGCGCCCGCGCCGCAGCACGCCGCGCAGCAGCAGGGCGCGCGCAAGTAGCAGCCGATGACCACCTGGCCGGAACCGTCGCCGCCGTGCATCCCGTGGCAGACGTGGGCGCCCCCGCTGGACCCGCCCACGGCTGGCGGGCTGCCCGAGGATCAGGCGCAGTGCATCGCTGATGCCTACTGGGACTACTCGCCCCACCTGGCGGCGGCGATGATGTGGGAGGCATACGCGGCGATGCTGCCGCCAGCCACGGCGGTCGCGTCGGTGTCGACCGGCGCGCAGAACGTCAGCTACTCCCCGGCCAGCCCCGGCGGCGACCTGGGCGCGGCGCTGGCGCGCGCCGCGTGGCACCGCTCGTTCGTCGCCGGCGAGGTCACCACCATCCCGATGTGCCTCGCGCGCCCCTCGCCGCACAGCGGCGCCGGCGGGCCGGGCTGGTGGAACTGGTGGGAAGTCGGGGGGCCGCAGTGACCACCCCGGCGCTGCTGCTGGCGACCGACCAGGTGGAGCTCTACCCGCCCGCCGCCGGCCCCGACGCGCACGGGTGGGAGCAGCCCGGCAGCGACCCGTACTGGTCGGGCACCGGCAACCTGCAGGAGCAGCCCGCCTACAGCGACCCCCGGATGAACGGCGGCGGCGGGCAGGGCCCGTACGCGCCCCACCACGCCGACACCTCGCGGCTGTACCTGCCGCCCGGGGCGCAGCCCCTAGAGGGCTCAGCGGCGCTGATACGGGGCCGCTGGTGGGTGCTGTCGCAGGTACGCGTCGTCGCGGACCCGACGCAGCCGGCGGGCGGCGGGATCACCTGCTGGACGGCTACCGCGACCGGTGTCGCGCAGTGGGCGGAGGCATAAGCCATGGCCACCGGCGCTGCGAAGATCACCGGCACCACCTTCCGCATCCTCAACCCCGACGCGCCGCGCCAGGTCTGCGACGCGGACATCGCCGACGTCGCTAACCGGCTGCTGCTCGAAGCGCAGAACCGCAGCCCCTACGACAGCGGCACCCTGTCCGACGGGTACAAGGTGGAGAAGCTCGCCGACGCGGTGTACCGGGTTTACAACGAGGTGTACTACGCGCGGTTCGTGGAATTCGGCACGAAGGACATGCCCGCGCAGCCCGCGTTCGGGCAGGCGATCACCGCAGCGCGGCGCGCGTTCCGGGCGAGCCGCAAGTGACCAGCCAGCCCGTCATCGCGCAGCCCGACCTTGAGGCGTGGGTGTGGTCGAACCTGTCCGACCTGCCCGGCGTCACCTCGTTCTGCTACAGCGCCGCGCAAGCCGACACGATCGGCTGGATCTGGGAGTACAGCCTGCAGGTCGACTGCCGCGCAGCCCGCAAGAGCGCGGCGCGGCAGCTCGCCGAGACCGCCCGGCAACGCATCATCGCGCTGCCCGCCGCCGCCTGGACCGCCGGGGTCATCAGCTACGCCGAGGCCACCGAGGGACCGTTCTGGATGCCCGACCTCGACGGCGGACCCCGCTACTGCACCCGGTGGGACTTCCGCGTGCACCCCGCCCGCAAGACCTGGCAGCCCGCCACCGGCGCGCCCCACCGTGCGCCCGGCCACCCGGCGCGGCTGCAACCACAGACCCCGGCGCGGCAGCACCGCCGCCCGGACTGATCAGGAAGGCAAGCACCATGACCACACCCGTGTACACGCTCGACCCGGATGAAGTGCAGGTCGGCAGCGCCAACGGACCCGGCCTGTACATCGCCCCGGCGAAGACCCCCGGCCCGGCCGACACCGTGGTCGACTGGCCGGCGCCGTGGCTGGTGCTCGGGTACCTGTCCGATGCCGGCCCCACCATCGCGAGCGCCACCACCACGAACAGCCTCACCCCGTGGCAGTCGATCGCGCCGATCCGCACCGTCATCACCGGCCGCGACCTGACCCTGCAGTTCGTCATGTGGCAGCTCAACGAGCTGACCCTCGGCCTGTACTTCGACCAGGCACCGCCCACCCCGGCCGCAGACGGCTCACTGTCGATGGAAGTGCGCACCGACACCCCGCAGCCGCTGTACGCGCTCGGCGTCGACACCGCCGACGGGGACCGCGCGATGCGGATGGTGTTCCACCGGGCCAACCTGACCGCAGCGGGCAACATACAGCTCCAGCGCGGTCAGGCGGTGCCCCTCGACGTCACGCTGTCGGCGCTTGACGACGCCGGCGTGCTCGCCGACGTGCTGCTCGGCCCGATCACCGCAGGCGGCCTCGTCACCGCTGCGCCCGCCGTACCGAAGGTTCCCGCCGGCGCTGGCGCGGGCAAGTGAGCGGCGCGGCAGCGGAGCTCAACGGGCACTTTGACCTCAGCGCCGCGGCGGCGGCCGCGATCAGCGAGGCCATGGCGCGCCCGTTCCGCTTCGCGTACAAGGGGGAGCTGTACGAGCTGCCCAACCAGAAGACGTGGCCGCTGGGCGCGATGGCAGGCATCGCGGAGAACGGCGACATCGTGGCGTTCATGTCGGCGATCGGCGCGAAGGACGGCGTCTATGAGCGGCTGGTCGACGCAGGGCTGTGCATCGGCGAGCTGAACGTGCTGATCGAGCAAGCGTCCACGGACGCCGGGGTCGGCAACCTAAAAAACTCGCCACCGCCTGCGCGGCGCGGTTCGACCCGGAGGTAGAAGCGGCGATGCTCGCCGCGTTCGGGGTCGACGTGCTCGACCCCGCCGTATCAGTGCGCCGCGTTCACGTGCTGCTGGAGCGGCTGCCGCCGCATGCGCGCGTCCAGGGCGAGCACTGGTCGACCGAGGCCGAGCTGCTCGGCCACCTGGTCGACGCGGTCCAAGACCTGACGTGGGTCACCGCGCGCGCCTACGGGTCGAACGCGCAGCGCCCGCAGCCGCTCAAGCGCCCGCCCCTGCGCGAGCGCGGGCGGCCTGCCGCGCGCCCCGCCGCGGCGCTGCCGCCCGTACCGGACGGCGGGCCGGTCAAGGCCGGCTCGTGGGCTGAGGCGGGGGCACTGATCGCAGGGCTGCCGGGGGTGCGCGTCCATGCCTGAAAACTCGTACGCCGGGCTGTCGGTGAAGGTTTCGGCCGACACGAAGTCACTGGAGAAGGAGGTCAAGGACAGCGCAGAGCACGCCGGCGCAGAAGCCGGCAACACCCTGTCACGGCACATCGGGCGCGGCATCAGCTCGGGCGTGAAGATGGGCGGGCAGGCGATCGGCAGCGTGGTCGCGCTGGCTGGCGCGGGCGTGGCCGGGCTCGCGGTGGAGTCGGTGAAGGCCGGCCTCGCGTACAACAAGGTCTACGACCAGGGCATGCGCGCGATGAAGGCGGTCCTCGGCACCGACAAGGCCGCCGCCGACATGATGGAGCACATTACCGCGCTCGCCGAGGTCAGCCCGTTCCCGAAGGAAGCGTTCATCGAGGCGGGCAAGCAGATGCTCGCGTTCGGGTTCAAGGCCGAGCAGGTGGTGCCCACCCTGCAGGCGGTGCAGGACGCCGTCGCCGCGACCGGCAAGGGCAAGGACAGCATCACCGCCATCGTCGCCGGGCTAGGCCGGGTGAACGAGACCGGCAAGTTCAGCACGAAGACCCTGACGCTGCTGTCGCAGAACGGCATCGACGCGATGGGGCTGCTGGCGAAGGGCATGGGCGAGTCGGTCGCGCAGGTGCAGAAGGACATCAAGTCGAAGACGTTCGACAGCCAGAAGGCGCTCGCCATCATCACGCAGCAGATGGAGATCACCTACAAGGGGCAGGCCGCAGCAGTCGGCAACACGTGGGAGGGCGCGAAAAACCACATCGAGGAAGCGATGACCAGCGTCGGCTCCGCGATCGTGGAGCCGTTCGTCGGCAAGGACGGCGGCGGGCTGGCGATCACGTGGGCGAACAAGTTCGCCGAGCTGATGGAGAAGCTCGCGCCGCTGGTCACGCCCCTGACTAACGCGCTGATGAAGTCGCTCGCGCCCGCCCTGGACGCGGTCAACAAGGGCTTCGACAAGATGATCGGCTACGCCGAGAAGCTCGCCGATCCCAAGCACCTGCCCGCCGCGACCGCAGCCGTGCAGAAGTACGGGGCGGCAGGGCTGGCGCTCGGCGCGGTCGGCACCACGCTGGGCGGGCTGAAGCTGTTCGAGGAGCTGCCGATCGTCGGCGGGCTGCTGGAGGGCATCACCAAGCCGCTCGACAAGGTGGTCGAGAAAATCGGGGAAGTCGGCAAGGCCAGCCTCGGGCGGGTGCTGCCCGGGGCGCTGTCGGGCGGCGCTGAGGCCGAGGGCGGGGAGGTGGCAGCCGCGTCGCTTAACCCCGTCGTGCTCGCCGCCGTCGCCGCGATGGGGCTGTTCATGGTTGCCTCACCCAAGTTCCGCACCGCCGTGATGGGGCTGGCCAAAGACGTGATCGGCGCGCTCAAGCCGGTGTTCCTCGGGCTGGTCGTCGGGTTCAAGACGATCGTGCCGCTGGTCATGATGCTGGCGAAGGTGATCGGCGACAACCTCGCCCCGATCGTGACGCGGATCGCCGCGCTGCTGGTGCCGTTCGGGAAGATACTGGGCGCCGTCATCGTGGTCTGGTTCAAGATGGTCGGCGTCGAGCTGAAGCTGCTGATGCCGATCCTCGGCTGGGCGCTTAACCTGCTCGGCAAGGTGCTGCTGTGGCTCACCACCCCGCTGCTGTGGCTCGCGAAGGCACTGAACTGGCTGGTGCCCATGTTCGCCGTCGCCGCCGCCGCGGTGAGCAAGTTCTCCGACCACCTCAGTCAGTACACCATCCCGGTGTGGCGCAGGATCGCAGCCGTCGCGCAGGAGGTTTTCGGGGCGATCGGGCACGTGATCAGCGTCGTGTGGGACGCGATCGTCGTCGCCGCGAAAGTCGCGTGGAAGGTGATCGCGGAGACCATCCGCATCGCGGTCGCCGTCATCAAGACGATCGTGTTCGTGGAGTTCATCCTGATCCGCGCGGTGATCCTGCTCGCGTGGATCGTGATCAAGGCCGCGACGAAGCTGCTGTGGGACTGGTTCGGCCCGTACATCACCGCCGTGTGGAAGCTGCTCGCCACCGTCGCGCGGGTCACCTGGAACGCGATCAGCGGCGCGATCACGGGCGTTTGGAAGGGCGTGCGCACCGCGCTGACGGCCGTGCTCGGCTGGCTTAAGTCGGTGTTCACCGCCGTGTGGAACTGGCTCGTGTCGTACACCCGCGCCGTGCTGAACGTGTGGGCGCGCGTCCTGACGGCGGTCTGGAACGTGATCAAGGGGCCGCTCAGCGCGGCGCTCGGCTGGATCAAGCGCGTGTTCACGGTGACCTGGAACTGGCTCGTGTCGTACACCCGCGCCGTGCTGAACGTGTGGGCGCGGATCCTGACAGCGGTCTGGAACGCGGCCAAGCAGCCGCTCAGCGCGGCGCTCGGCTGGATCAAATCGGTGTTCTCGACCGTGTGGAAGTGGGTCGTCAGGTTCACCACCGACGAGCTCAACGTATGGAAGAAAGTCCTGTCCACCGTGTGGGACGCGATCAAGCAGCCGCTCACCGACATCTGGACCTGGATTTCCGGCCTGTTCAGCAAGGGCTGGCAGGACATCGTCACCGCAGCGGGGAAGGTCGGCGGCGACCTGCTGCGCGGCCTCAAGGCCGGGGTCGCCGCCGCGTGGAAGGGCGTTGACAAGTGGGTCAAGGCGCAGATCATCGACCCGATCGTCAGCAACGTGAAGAAGTTCTTCGGCATCAAGAGCCCGTCGACGGTGTTCGCGGGCATCGGCCTGAACCTGATCAAGAGCTTGTTCGGCGGGATGTGGGCGGGCGCGAAGGATCTCGGCGGCCTGGTCACGAAGATTTTCGGCGGGATGCCGCAGGCGCTGGCCAGCGCGCTCGGCAAGGGGCTGCTGGACCTGGCGAAGCTACCCGGCAAGGCGCTGTCCGCGCTCGGCAGCCTGGCCTCGAAGGCAACCGGCTGGCTCGGCGGCCTGATCGGCAAGATCACCGGCGTGACCAGTTCCACCGTCAAGGCCGGCGCGGGCGTGCAGCAGTGGGCCGGGACCGTCGCCACCGCGCTGGCCATGCTCGGGCACCCCGAGCTGCAGGGGCTGATCCTCGCGCAGATGCAAACCGAGTCGGGCGGCAACCCGAACGCGATCAACCTCTGGGACTCCAACGCCGCGGCAGGCCACCCGTCGCAGGGGCTCATGCAGGTGATCCCGTCGACATTCGCCGCGTACGCCGGGCCGCTGCGCAGCAGGGGCATACTTGACCCGCTCGCCAACACGTACGCTGCCGTGGCGTATGCCCTGGCGCGCTACGGCCGCAACATCGGCAACGTGCTCGGGCACGGGCACGGGTACGCGGCCGGGGGGGTCATCGGGGAGCCGGTCCTCGGCGTCGGCCAGCTCAGCGGCGACCGTTACAGCCTCGGCGAGGCCGGCCCCGAGATGGTGCTCAACGCCGAGCAGCTCCGCAGGCTGTACCGGCTGCTGAGCCACCCGCTCGGGTCCGTCGTGGTCGGGGCGATGGCGCACGCCGCCGGGCTCACCGCGCACCCGCTCGGCAGCGTCGTGGTGGGGCAGCGCCCCGGCGCAGCGGTGCCGCGCGCCGCGCGCCCGCCGGTCCGCCTCGACGCGCACGCGCTGCACCTGGCCCACCTGGCGCACCTCGCGCACCTGGCCCACCTGCAGCACCTGGCGCACCCCTCGACGGTGACGACCCGCACGTACGCGACGGGCAGCGGGTACTCCACCGTCACCCACACCAGCGCGCGGGGCGCAGCCAGCGCCCGCTCGCTGCAGGAGCAGCAGCTCGGGCAGCGGATGGCCCGGTACGGCACCGTCACCATCAACGTGCACCCGCGTGAAAGCCAGTCGGAGACCGAGATCGCCGCCGCCGTCTCGCGGACGATGAACTGGGCGGCGCAGGGCGGCATGCGATGACGACGACAAGCCCGCCGGTCACCTGGGACGGCCTGGCGCTCAACCCGCTGACCGAGCGCAGCGACGGGGTGCTCTGCCTGATCGAGGACGTGGCCGGCTGGTACGACAGCCCCGACTACACCGGCAACGACGTGGCGCTGGTGCTCGCCGACGGGGCGGTGCGCGGGCCGAAGACCGCAGCGGCGCGGACGGTGGTGCTCACCGGGGCGGCGGCCGGCCCGCCCGGCGCGCTGGCGCTGTTCCGCGACCAGCTCGTCATGCGCGCCGCGTCGCTGTACCCGGCCGACCTGGTCATCCCAGACGCCGCCGGCCGCTCGATGACGGCGCGGGTGCGCTGCGACAGCGACGGGCTGAAGCACACCTTCGCCGGCCCGTTCATGTTCTCGTTCCAGGTCACCCTGACCGCCGTGGACCCGCGCCTGTACGGGGCGCAGAGCAGCGTCACGCTGTCGAACTTCGCCACTGGGTCAACCGGCTGGACCTACGGCACGGCGCCCAGCACCGCGATCGCGCCGCCGCCCCTCGGCGCAGCAGCCGCGTGGACTGAGCAGCTCGGCGTGTTCGCGGCAACCGCCACGCCCCCGTCCGCGTACGGGTGGGGCTGGTCCACCGCCGTCTCGAAGGTCGTCACGATCACCCCGAACTGGACGTCGCAGACGATCACCGCCGGGGACACCGGCGAGGTGCACGTCTTCCTCGACGTGGCGTCGGCGGTCACCGTGACCGACTCGCAGGGCAATGCGTGGCTTGAGCTGCCGCGCGCGACCGTCGCGGGCCTCGACACGCACGTGTTCTACTGCCCGAACATCAAGGCGCTCGGCGCGGCCGACACGGTGACGGTGACGCTGACGACCGGCGGGCAGGCGGTCGTCAGCGCGTCGTGCATGGGGCTGAAGGGCTACGGGCTGTTCGTCCGCGCCGCGGCGGCGACCGGGAACTCCGCGCAGCCGTCCTGCGCGGTCGCGCTCCAGACCCCGCAAACAGCCCTGCTGTGCGTCATGGCCGGGGGAGGCGGGCAGCAGCCAGGCACGCCGCCCGGCCTGACCAGCTACCACGTCACCAGCGACCTGACCACGCGCGGCAGCGTGTCGGGCGGCATGGTCGGGCGCCCCTACAGCACGTGGAAGACGACCGTCACCTCGGCCGCCCAGGGCAGCGCGTACGACTCGGCGATGACCCTGCTCGGCTTCGCGACCGGGGGCACGGTCAGCGGCTACCAGTACGGGTACGCGGTGCCCGGCGGCACGCGCTTGTCGTTCACCATCCCGCCGAACTTCGGCCACGCGGCCATCGACGCCGGCGACTGCGGGATGCTCGCGATCAACGCCGACCGGGCGGTGCGCCTGACGGTGACCGACAGCGCGGGCAACCTCTGGCAGGAGGCCGCGCGGGCCAGGTCCGCGACCACCGACCAGCACACGTTCGTCGCGCCGAACGCGCGGGCACTCGGCGCGGGCTCCGCGATCACGGTCACGGCGGACACCCCGGCGCTGTTCATGACCGCCGCGTACGGGTTCAAGGGCTCGGGCGCCTACAGCGCCGCGGCGACCGCGATCGCGAACAGCACCGCGCCGTCCGCGACGATCGCGCTGCCGATCCCTTCCGCGAACATCGTGTGCATCGTCTCCAGCGGCCAGAACGACGTCAGCAACCCGGCCGGGTGGACCACGTTCGGCGGCAACAGCGGCAACACGCAGTGGAGCAGGCTGTCGTGGAACACGGTGATCGCCGCGCTCAGCGCGTACCCGACGGGCTCCAACGTGCGCGCCTACAAGCGCCTCTACGCGGTCACGTCGCTGCCGAACAACGCCACGCTCGCGAACGCGGGCGCGGTGCCGGCCCCGGTGATCGCGACGTACAGCGGTGACCTGTCAGCGTCACGGCTGGTCGACAACGCGACCGGCAACACGATCTACCTCGCGGCGGTCCCGGCCGGGACGTCCATCTCGCTGGACACCTCGACGCTGAGCGCGTGGGCGGGCGCGGGCACCAGCCGCGCGAGCTATGTGCTGCCCGGCTCGGTGCCGCTGCTCGTCCCGCCGCTCGGGTCGGCGTCGTGGTCGCTGTACGCGACCGGGTCCGGTTCGGTGACCCTGACCTGGCGGTCGGCGTGGCAGTAGCGAAGCCGATGCCGCTGCCCGGGGCGTGGCAGTTCTGGGCCGACACCCTTGTCGGCGCTGTCCCGCTCGGGCCGGTCACCTGCACCTCGTTCACCGCGCAGCGCATCCTGTCGGGGTACGGCACGGGATCGGTGACGGTGCCGAGCGGCTCGACGGCGCTGCCGCCCGACCGGCTGCTGCGGCTCTGGTCGTGGCGGCTGTGGGTGTACTACGCCGGGGTGCTGGTGTGGGGCGGTGTCCCGACCGGCATCACCGACGACGCCGGCGGCACGGTCAGCCTCACCCTGACCGAGCTGCCCGGCTACCTGGCCAAGCGGGTCATCGACACCGCCGGGGGGATCTCCTACTCGCAGGCCGAGCAGACCGCGATCGCCGCTGACCTGGCTGCGCCGCTCGCCGACATCGGCGTCCCGGTGATCACCTCGCCCGGCCCCGGCTACCTGCGCGACGCGTCGTTCGACTACCTCGGCAGCACCGACCGGGCGCAGCTCCTCACCTCGTTCGCGCAGCAGGTGAACGCGCCGGAGTTCCGCGCCGACTACCAGCTCGACAGCGGCGGCCGGCCGCAGTGCGTGCTCCGCATCGCCTACCCGCGCGTCGGCACCGACACCGGGCTCGGGCTGGTCGTGCCGGGGACCGCCGCCGCCTATCAGGGCGCATGGGACAGCGACCGGCTGCGGACCCGCACCTTCGCGACCGGGGCGCTGCCCGACAACGCCCCGGCGGGCACCAGCGCGCCCGTCGTCGTCGTCGACGCGCCGCAGGCCGACCTACCGCGCCTCGACGCGGTGGACGACTGGCAGGACGTCACGCTGGCGTCGGTGCTGACCGACCGGGCCAGCACCGCCGCCATGCAGTACGCCGCGCCGGTCGAGACGCTGACCGGGTCGGTGCACGCCAGCCTGCCCGCGCTCGGCAGCTACGGGCCCGGCGACGACGTCGCGATCTCCATCACCGACCCGCTGCTGCCCGGCGGCCTGGTCACCGTCGCGCGGCTGACCCAGATGGACATCGACGCAGTCGCCGGCACGGTCGCGCTCACCTGCTCGACGGTGCTGCCCCCGCCGAAGCCCCGCGACACGCTGATCGACCGGCTGCGGTATACCCGCGTGGAACTGGCGATGCTGTCGCACCGCAACCTGGCGCCGCTCGGCGCGCAGGCCGACGACCCTGGAGGCAACCCGTGACAACCCCATCCGGCCTGCTCGCGTGGGGGCAGGCAGGCCAGTACAACGCCGTCGATGACCGCACCGTCATCACCGCGCTCGCCAACACCCGCAACGGGATCGTCAAGGCTGCGGTGCTGTCAGCCGGCGCGGGGCTGACCGTGAACATCGCGGGCGGCTGGCTCGCCGTCGCGAACTGCGGGGACGGCACCGTCGCGGTGATCGGCAGCCGCGTCACCCTTGCCGTCACCGTCCCGGCCGGCCCGTCGTCGGGCTCCCTGACCAGCTACATATGGGCGGACGTCAACCCCGACGGCGGCACCTTCACCATCAACGTGATCACGCCCGCGCAGGCCGCCGGGCGAAGCGGCGTCCAGGTCGGCGCCGTCACCGCGACCGCCGGGAACAACGCGGCGTCGCAGATGACGCTGAGCCCGGCCGCGCCGAGCTTCGGCACGTTCGACGGCCTGATGGTCAGCACCGCCGCGACCGGCGGCACCGCGTACGTCACCGCGACGAAGGCCGGCGCGCTGTACGTCTCGTCCAACACCCCGAACGCGCTGTCCGCCGGGACGCTGGTCGAGTCGCTGCAGGACGGCGCGCACCGCACCGCAGCGGGCTCCAGCGACCAGCTCTCCATCACCCCGCACTTCACCATTCCGCCCGGCGACATGGTGGCCTGGTCGCATTACAAGCTGCACGTCAGCGGGCAGGCGAAGTCACCCAACCCGGCGGCGGTCATCTGGTTCGACGTGAACTTCCAGGGGTCCGCGTACGCGCGGGTCACGTTCGCGTCGGGTGTGCTGCCCGTCGGCACCGCGTTCAACTACTGGATCGACGCGCACGCCCAGATCGACCTCGGCGCGGGGAACGTGTACCTGTCCATCAAGGCCGACATCACCGCCGCGACCGGCAGCACCTTCACCGGGGTCGCGACGCAGCCGAACAACCCGGTGCCCGGCGTCGCGTCATGGATGGCGATCCGCACGAACCTAGGGCAGCAGGCCGGGGCCACCTGCGACTCGTGGTCGTCGGTGTTCCAGCGGTTCGGCGGGCAAGACCCGACCGGTCAGATCACACCCTGAACAGCAGGCGCCGCGCGGTACGCTTCGGCAGGTCAGAGCAGCCCGCCCCGTGAAAGGGTGACCCGATGACCAGACGCGACCCGCTTCCCGACGGGCACACCGCCCGCGCCCTCGCCGACGCGCTCACCGCAGCAGGCGCACCCGCCGCGATGATCCGCCGTGCCGAGCGCGGCTACTACCACGACTACCTCAGCCCGCTCGCCCTGCCGGCCGTCGCGCTCGTCACCGAGCTGCACGCCGAGGCCAACGAGGCGACCGACCCCGCCGTCCGCGCCGGGCTGCTGCAGGTACGCGCCGACGTGATGGAAGGCATGCACGACGCCAGCCGCGCCGAAGGCGAGGAATGGGCGCGCTCACCCGAGGGGCGCGCAACGTTCCGCGAGCTGAGCGAGGACCGGTGAGCGGCGCGCCGGATCACGGCCGCCGCCACTACGAGCCCGAGGTCATCGCCGAGCTGGCACGCGACATGATCGGGCTGCTGCGCGCGGCTGCCGCCGGGGACAGCGAGGGCATCGCGGTCGTCGTTGAGCACACGATCTGCACCCGCTGCCTGACCAGCGCGCTCGCCGTCATGACCGTCGCGATGGCACCGCCCGACAAAGACCGCTGGCTCGACCAGATGCAGGCGCGCGTCGACGCGCTGCCGCCCTACAGCGGCGTCTGACCCTTGTTGCGGTTGATCGCCCGGAGCAGGACAACGAGGATGATCGTTACCGCGCCGACCAGCATTAGCGCCGTCTGCCACCACTGCACCGTCATCAGCCTCCCAGTACGCGGACCGTCCGCACCTGCCAGCTTAGAACCCTGCCGCCGCGTAGTCGGGAGCTGGTGCCGAGCGGCGCAGCGCACGGTCCAGCCCCATCACCGCAGCGACGACCCCGTCGACCTTGTCGGCTGAGCGCTGCTTGTCGACCTTGACGTTGCCGGTGCTGTCGGTGCGGGTCACGACGTTGCTCGCCTGCCAGCGCGCCAGCCCGTGCCCGCCGTGGTGCAGCAGCCCCGCCGCGACCAGCCGCAGCAGCTCCACCGTGCTGGCGCTCATCGCGCGCGCCTGCTGCGGGAACGGGATCATCGTCCACCCCTCGTCGGCCAGGCTGGTGGCGAGCTGCACCGCGTTCCACGGGTCGAACGCGACCTCCCGCAGGTCGAACGCCAGCCGGTCGGCGTCCAGCGCCGCGCGGACCGCGTCGTAGTCGGTGACCACGCTGTCGGTCAGCGTCAGCTCGCCCCGCGCCACCCACAGCGCCGCCTGGCCAGCCGTGCGGCGGTCCAGCTCCTTCAGCCTGCCCGCCGGGGCGAAGTGCCGCCACAGCACCGCGTACGCCCCGTCCGGGCGCGGGAACACCAGCGCGTAGGCAGCCAGGTCTTGCGTGGTGGCCAGGTCGAGCCCGGCGTAGCACTCAGCCCCCGCCAGCGCCTCGGGCAGCCCTGCCGACGCCACCGGGCCAGCGCCGCCGTCCCACACCTTCATCGCGATCGCGCGCCCCACCTTCGACTGCGGCTGGTTCAGCCGGTACTGCCGGAAGGAGCGCTCCGCGGCGGGGTTGTTCACCGCCGTGCGGCACTCACTCGCCAGCGTCCGCATCTCGAGGAAATCCCCGAGCGCCGGGTTCGCCTGCCGCCACGTCGCCGGCTTGGTCCAGTCGGCGTCACCGTCAGCCGCGTGGATCACCACCAGCCGGTCAGGTTCCAGCTCCGGGTCTGCAGCCACCCGCTCCGACCATTCGCGCTCGCTCGCTGCGAACGAGCTCGGGTCCGATTCCGCCGTCGTGGCCAGCAACAGGAGCGGCTGCGCGCGGGTGCCCATGCCGGTTTTCACCGCGTCGAACAGTTCCCGGTCCTTCTGCGTCAGCAGCTCGTCGATGTACGCGCCGCTCGGGTTCTGGCCGAGGTTGCCCTGGGCGTCGCCCGCGAGCACCTGGTAGAACGAGCCGCTGCCCTCCTCCACGATCCGCTTCGCGCCGCGCACCACCACCAGCCGCGACCGCAGCACCGCCGACTGCGCCACCATCCGCGCCGCCACCTGGTACACGAGGCCCGCCTGCTCGGTGTCCAGCGCCAGCCCGTACACCTCCGCGCCCGCCTCGCCGTCAGCGCACAGCAGGTACAGCACGATGCCCGCCAGCAGCTCAGTCTTGCCGTTCTTCCGCGCCACGCAGAGGTACAGGATGCGGTACCTGCGCACGTACCGGCCCCGCACGTCATCGAACACCACCCGCCCGAACAACGGCACCAGCACCTCATCGCGCTGCCACGCCGACGGCACGAACGGCACCCGCGCATAGTCACCCTTGGTGTGCGTCAGCAGCTCACTGAAAAACGCCACAGCATGCCGCGCCCGCCCCGCGCACAAGTGATCCCCCCGGCGCCTGCACCGCACCCCGTCGAACACGTGCCCGCACACCGGCAGCGCAGCAGCGGCACCAGCCCTACCGGTCGCCATTCAGCAGCCGCTCCGCAGCACCCGCCAGGCCGGCCTCAGCGCGCATCCCAGACCGCGCGCTCGGCGTGAACCCGTACTCCCGCGCCAGCACCCGCAGCGCAGCCTCCGCGTCCCGCACCTGCGACCACAACGGGTTACGCACCAGCACCGTCGCATCAGGGTCATCCCCGCCCGCACGACGACGGAACACCGGCGGCGACTGCACCACCAGCTCCACCAGCCGCCGCCACCGCGCATAACACTCGCAGTACGCAGCCAGCACGTCGACGTCCGCAGCAGACAGCACCCCCATCGCCTCAAGGTGCGGCGCCAGGTCACCCCACTTGCCAGCCGCCACCGGCGACAGCCACTCGGGCATCACCACCGGCAGGCGGGCAGGCTGCGGCTCGCGCCGGTTCACCCGCTCGGGGTGGTCACCGTGCAGCACCCGCAGCCGCGTCGGCTTCGGAGCCGGGCCGCGCGCGCCCATTCAGCTCACCGCGCGGCGGCGCTGGCGCGCCGCAGAAGGGTGGGGGGTACCCCCCGGCCGTTCGACAGCCAAGAGGCGCA